GAGCTAAATGCGTCATCCATGATCCGGTTGTAGGCATCACCAAAGTTACCCGACGAGTTGAGTACCCACTTGTAAATTCGTTCGTCCATTGTCTCGGCCCGACTCGACAAATAAATAGGCGCTTCTTTGGCGTATGTTTTGATGCTTGACAACGTGATTTCAAGACTTGGACTCCCTACCGTACAAATGAGTATCGGAACTTTTTTCATACTCCGCCATCCTATGGTGGGCTACCACCTGAAAGTATTTGTTATTCATGAGGTTTTCTGTACACACATTGACCTCTAACCCGTGCTTGTCTGCAATGATCGGAAACGACAGTTGATCCTGAAGCGTCCACTTCATCATTTCGATCCACCAGTCTTGATTAGCCTGGGGATTGATGTAACTCCGCTTCCAACATAGAACCCCGCCAGCAATAAGACCTGAGTCCTCCGGCCAACCCTGATCCCGATAGTGCTCTACCTGAGCCAAGATAGGTTGGTCTTGATACTTGACCATGTCCCAACACTCTCCGGCTTCCTGGTAGATGCAAGTCCGCCAGGGGTGATGAAATGCTGCCATCGTATCTCCGGCCTGCTCGATCATGTAAGCCACAAACTCAGGACTCGTGATCCTTATCGAACCATCTATCCAAATCACATAGTCCTCAGCAAACTCTAGCTTGTCTGGGAACACCTTGAACCACTTGGCATCCATACGAGGATCTGAGAAGCGTCTGCTTGTGATGACTTGCTGCCATCCCTGTGGCTCTTTAGCACCGTCTAGGATCGCGTAGAAGGCCGTAGGAACGCTTTGTCTGACCGCATAGTGCAGTGGGTCATAGTTCCCAAAGATCGCTGTGTAGACCGCTGCTTTCATGCAAAAAAATGCCCAACACACAGTCGGGCAAAAGAGGGGAAGGAGCCAATCTTCATTTTAGCCCAAACCTTATCTCTTTGAGAATCTCTTCTGCTTGTAAGCGAAGGTCTATCGCTTTCCTGTGGAGTTCTATGGATAGATTGACGATAGCTAATGCTCGTTGCTCTAGCGCACTTGTTGACTGCGCCTGCTCGATGATGTCTTGTGCAGCACTCATGGCTGCCGCTTCGTTTAGATTCATGCGACCCTCAGATTGAAAGGATTATGAAAGAAACTCATGTCTACCTCTTCTTGCTTCTCTACAGGCTTGAACTTCTTCTTCGGCCTGGAAACCTTCTTGACCTCGTATTCGTCCTTGACCCATTCCCAAACACGTTCCTTTGCATACACATTGATTTGAATAGTTGTCTTTATACATCCTTTTCTTAACAGAGAATTCAGGCAGTTGACCGCCGTTTGTTTGTCGATCTTAGTCTGTAGTCTCACCGCTTTTAAGTCTGCTGGTGTCTTACGTTTCCTCAAGTACGTAAGAATCTTCTTTTGCTCGTCAGTCATTTTCTTCCTCGCCGTATCTCAACGTCCATTCCCCGCTACGCAACATCAACTCAAGCCTAGCCATTGCGTTCCAAGCGACATGCGCTGCGTGTAGCAGTTGCGTGTCTTTATCGTACCCGTCGTTATTCTCTGCAAGAATGTGTCTGTACATGGCATTGGTATAGCGTTGCTCTCCTTGTTCAACAGCCAGCCAACCGCCGTACGAATACTTCTTAGCACCGTACTCACCAACGGCTATGACAGCGTTCAACGCCCTAAACATATCCTCAAACACCAATGATGGTCTTGGTTTTTCTGCATCTAACTTAGCTCCAGGAGCGTGTTGATCTAATCCTTTAGGATCTTTTTCTTTCATATTGTGATCGCCACTCATAATGCACCCTTCATAAGTAGTTCCTTGATCTCACCTTGAACTTTAGGCAGCGGAGCCCAAGCCAGAGCCCAATCTTCCCAAGTCCCGACTATGCACACACCACCAGGATTCAACAGCAGCATCTTGACACCTCGTGGTGGCGATTGATCGGCTGGTCGTCTCCACACAGCCTCACCTGCAAGATAGGTTTTCAACTGTTCTTCTCCTTTAGTTTGGCTTCGATGGCGCAAGCAAAATTGCCCCAGTGCTGATTTCCTGAATAGATCTCTTGTATTTCATAAGCCGTCAACCCAACCCATTCACGCTCTCTTGGTGGATGAACCATCGTTTCACCTTCCCATACTGCTCCGCATACGCAAGTTATTTCACGATTTGGTGGTGCGGTGTAAAGTGGTTCAACCCAATTACTTTCCGTTGGTTTACAAGCAAATTTGTTTGATAATTTTCCGTCAGGTGATGTAGAAAACCACGCCACTGGATTTTCCTTGTTCATTGCTCCCTCGCTTTCAACATAGCATCTGCAATTTTGTATGCGTTGCGTGAAACATCCCCTTCATGGCTGTATTTCTGCGCTATTGCTTGCATAGCCTTAGCTGCAAAGTAATCACGCAAAGTCATACCGCTATGGCCTGTTGCCGCAAACAGCGGAAACGCTGGGCCGCCTGTATCTTTGCTCATGTGTTCTTCTCCTTTAGCTTGGCTTCGATTGCTTCCGCAAAATCCAACACGTTCTGATGTGCATAGCAAATGTGAAACTCCACAGCACTGCCACTCTTTGCTCTGTTGCATTTCCAGATTTCATCTGCGGTCAGCCCAACCCATTGCTTTTGTGCAACGTAAAGTTTGTCGCCTAGCTTTATGTCTTTAGCGTTATCCCATGCGACCTTTGGCCTACCCGTTTTCTCGAACAAATAAACATGCGCTACATGACCGTCGTCTGTCGGTGTCTTTGCTGTTTTGTTTTCGCTCATGCCATATCCCCTTTGTAAAGGTTCCAAGCATCCATCAAATTATCTCTAGCTATATCAACCTTTAGTCTCATCTGGTCTAGGTCGTGTAGCAAGATTCTTAGCTCGTTGGGATGCACCATCACATACGTTGTTTCGTCTGCTAGCTTTCTTAGTAGTGCGTAGGCTTTTTCTTTGTCTGTCATTTGTCTGTTTTCCTGCTAAATAGTTCAGGCTTGTAAACCCGCACACTTGAGTTATGTAGGTAAACCGCGCGGATCATGTCGTCAACGACGGCCCAACAAAAATCAACCACCTGACCATTGGACACATAACTGTATCCGTCAACAAGGTGTGATCCATACCGTTTGCATTTGTCCTGACGCAAAGTCAGTACGATTTCACCACCTCCCTCATTGCTTGCAGACCAAGTTTGTGCAGATACAGAAAAAGACATGGCAAGCAAAACGCCAAATAAAAGTTTTTTCATGCTGCCCTCAACTTTTCAGAAATCCTCGCCTTCCAAGAGTTCCAATCCTCTCCTGGCCTAGCAGGACAATTTACTTTCTCTGCCATCTCAGCAGTACCTTTCTCTGTAGCCCACCACACAACAACTTTCTCTTGTGCAGGTGCGATCTCTAGTTCATCTTCCCATCTTCCTTGATTCAACCAGGTTGCAGGATGCGGGATGAACTCCTGTCCCGTACCCTTCACTTGGTAATACTTATTGTGCGTCACCAAAGCCTCTACAGCAGACTTTTGCTCTTGCGGTGATAGTTTGGCCCATGCTTTTTGTGCAGCACGTTTAGCGACCTTTCTTGGGTATTTGCTCCAGAACTCCTCGAACATTGTTTTCTCCTGTTGTTAGGAAATCTCAATGTAAACCTTATTTTTATTGTTGACTGTCGTCTTGTTGACAATCTTCTACTTTTCTTTACTTTAGACATAACTTCCCCAAGGGTGGTAGCCACCTCCGCCCCGCAAGGGTCACTTCTGGATGTTCCTTGCCTAGCGTAGCCGAAGCCAGCGATTCTCTCCACCTCTTGCTTGTCCCACCCATGTACAAGAGGCTTAGTCCAGTACCTCACTGACAGTCTGGATCGGCATGAAACGGGGTGTTTCGCCAGCCGGTGTTTACTTCCGCGCAACCCATGCAGGTTCTTAATAACGCTCGGAGTACGGTCTGGTAGAAAAAGAAAAAGCCGTTAAGGATGCACCCTGGTGGTAGTTCCCTTCAGGAGAAAAGGGACAGGGCACATTCCTAACGGCTTACATCTGCTACCACACAGACAAACTAATCTTATCAGATCTCCACAACCTTGCAAGTCCAGCCTTCTTTCAACTTACCCCATCCGTGAACTTCTATCTTCCAGCCTGCTCGCAAGATAGCCGGAAGGTGTTCACTCTCTGCAATCTTCTTTACCCTGGCTGAGACATTACCTCTTGAGGTTGTCTGTACCAAGAGCGTCTCCTCGTCTCTAAGACAAAGAATGTCGCCTATCCCAAACAAGTCCTGCCTGATCCTAGCCCAAGGGTTCCAGTGCTCGACGATCTGACATAAGTAACCACGCTCACGAAGCGCAGCTAAAGACCTTTGAGTAGGACTTACCGACGAACGGCGTTTCTTTTTGGTATCAGCGGAAGAGATTGTCGTCACGATGACAGTTTTATGGGATTGATAAGCCTAAGATTACTCCATCGAAACAAGGAGCCAACATGAAAATCGTACTCACACAAGAGCAGTTAGAAAAAATCATCAAGGAATATTTTTACGACGACTACAACATCAAGATCAACGAGATTGTATTTGCAGCTAACGTAGAACAGTTCTGCACGATCTACACAAAGGAAACACCATGAGCGTTGACTACGACTGGTGGTTAGACAGAAAACTTTACGAATACAACAGAGAGAGNTACGAACTTGACCAAGTACAAGATAACGAGGAGTGATTGGGCACTATGCGCGCTATTGGGGATTTGCTACGGAACACTGCTCTACCTGTTCATCAAATAAAGGAGCCAAACATGAAATTCAATGAACTCAGAAAGATCAACGTAACCGAGAAGGTCGAGAAGAAAAACGGCCTTTCTTACCTCTCTTGGGCCTGGGCTGTAGATACGTTGTTGCAACACGACCCTACGGCTACCTGGGAGTACAAGCCTCACCAAATGTGGAATGACACGGTGATGGTGTTCTGCGAGGTCAAAGCCTTTGGAGTATCCCGCACTGCACAACTTCCCGTCATGGATCACAGGAACAAAGCGATTTCTAACCCAGATGCGTTTGCAGTCAATACAGCTATGCAAAGGTGTCTAGCTAAAGCTATCTCGCTACACGGAATTGGCTTATACATCTATGCAGGAGAAGATTTGCCAGAAGAAGATAAGCCTTCCGTAGACGATCACATAAAAACGCTTTCAGAAGCCAAAACAGTAGACGAATTGAAAGCGGCATGGACTACAAGCTACAAAGAGTTCAAGAATGATCCGCAAGCTATCAATCAGTTAGACGCAGCTAAAGAACAACGAAAGAAAGAACTGACGGAGATTAAATGAGTCAGATTCTTGATGCCGCTAAACGATCAGGAGTGCTCATTTCTCACCGAGGTGAGTTCCTGAAGTCGGTAGAAAAGTTTGGCCGGTTGATGCTTAACAAGTCCAAACCGCTGACACCGACACAAAAGGCTTACTTGGCAGCAATCGATGAGTGGATGTCGCTTAACGATCTGGCAAACAAGTTCGGTTGCACACCACAAAACGCCTTGAAGATGATTCGCGCACTAGAGGATCGCAAGTTGGTAACAAAAGAAAAACTTTACAGGCAAGCCTGGGCTTACTACTACAAACGAAAATGAACCTGAACACATTTGAAGAAGGTCTACTGGACTCAATCCAGACCGAGCGTTGCAAGAAACTGCTTTGGTCTGTGATTCAACTAGCAGTTGATGACGCTTGCAAAGCACCCTACAAAACTAGACCGCAAGATGACACGATCACGGCCATGCGGTTTCTATTCGGAGACCTTTACGAGTCTGGGCTCGACAATTATCTGATGTGGCTTGACGTTGACGGTAAACAATTCAAGAGACGCATGGTCGAGGCTATGTTCTCAGAGCGTCACGACAAGTTCACCGACTTTGAAAGACGAGCCTTTCGAGCAAACTACAACTGGTATCTGAGAAATGAGATCAATACTAACAACTGAGAATGACCGTAGGAGGGTCATAGAGGCCATAGAAGCCACGGAACTAGGCTACATGGTAACTATCTCCAAACCACCCCGCACAGCGGCTCAGAATCGGTTCTATTGGTCGATCCTGACAGCTTGCGCGGAACAGTTAATGGGCCAGCAGTACACCCAAGACATCTGGCATGAGTGGGCTAAGACGAGGTTTTTACCATCAAGGGTCGTCGAACTACCTGGAGGTCAGGTAAAAGAGATTGAGCCATCAACTGCTTCGCTTACGGTTTCGGAGTTCTCAGACATGGTGGAGCAACTTTTGCAGTACGCGCTAGAGAAGGGCTTGATCTGGACAGACGAGATGAAAGACGCTGAACTTGACTTAAGGAAGATCAATGTACATAAACAAAAAGTTGCTTGAGGCTTGTAGGCATCTGCCTTGTGGAGCGTGTTTTTGTGAAGATGGGACTGTAGTCGCTGCTCATAGAAATCAAGGCAAAGGCATGGGCATTAAGGTCTCTGATGCTTTAGTAGCATCTCTTTGTTTTCGTTGCCACTCATACTTAGACCAAGGGAAAGACATGTCTCGCGAAGAACGTCGAGACTTCTGGAACCAAGCGTACATCAACACAATGCAAGCAATGATCGAACGAGGGATACTAAAGGTGCAACATGGAACAAAGAACTGACGATTGGTACAAAGCAAGGTTAGGGCATCTAACCGCTAGCAGAGCTTCAGACGCGCTTGCGAAACCTGGTACGGCTACACGTAGGAACTACCAGATTCAACTCGTTACAGAACGTCTGACGGGACTACAAAGCGATTCTTATACAAATACTTATATGCAATGGGGTACGGAACAAGAGCCCGTTGCCAGAGCAGCATACGAAGTCCATACAGGTCATTTTGTCGAGCAGACAGGGTTTCATATCCACAAGTCGATAAAGTGGCTTGGAGCGTCTCCCGATGGGTTTGCAGGCTCAGGACTGATCGAGATCAAGTGCCCTAACTCAAACACTCACGTTGATTATCTTTTAGCTAAGGAGGTTCCCACTAAATACAAACCACAAATGCTTACTCAAATGCTCGTGACAGGTAGGACTTGGTGCGACTTTGTTTCATTCGACCCAAGACTTCCTGAACATCTACAACTTTTCATCGTACGTTACGAGCCAAAGCCGGAAGAGCTAACCAAGATCGAGGCTGATCTGGTTGCCTTTCTCAACGAAGTTACTCAAATGGAAGAAAAGCTATGCCAAAAGAACTAACAGGAAGTATCAGCAAGAACAAGAAGAAGGAGAAGGATGTACACCCAGACTATCGAGGTTCGGCAATGATAAAAGGGGTTGAATACTGGATCTCAGGATGGGTTAACGAGGGTTCAAACGGGAAGTATCTGGGGCTAAAGTTCCAGCAGAAAGACGGGGAAACTAGACCCGTTAAAACTAACGATGACGAGGATGTGCCATTCTAATGTTAAGCGTACACCACCAAACCATGCTGAAAAAAGCGTTTGCAAAGCGTCCTGCAAACATTTCGGATGACTCTCCGGTACTTGCGAGGATCATTCACATTATCAAGTCTGAGGCTCCGGAAGCATTCTGGAAGCCTACAGAGTTGGAAAAACGGAGGTTCTTTAATGCACCGAGGCCTGGGACTCCTCACGCTGATGCAGTCTATCCGTTCCCGAAAGGCCTTTTATGAGTTGGCAAGACTTGATAAAGGCTCAGACGAGGAAAGATCGTTTCCGACTCGTCGAGGAAATCTGGAGGGAACACGGCTGGATTCCGCCGTCAACCGAGTGCCAAGACACTATGGCAAAGCACAAAGCGTTTAAGGAGTGGTCGATCCGTGGAGTCGTGGATCAACCTTATCAAGAAAGTTAAGTCGTCTGATGTTGAGGAGATAGCGGCAGCGTACGAAAGTGCACTGCCGTTTGTCGTTCAAGACTGGGCGAAGATGATCCTGAAACTACCCAAAAGCAAACGACTTCCGATCATCGAGAAGATCGACAAAGTACACGGGGATAAGATCGGCCAGATGGTGCGAGACGAAGTTACCGCGCAACACCGCGGCTCTTCTCAAAACTCCTCATCCCAGCGATACCCAACATACCGCTCAAAATAACCCATAGAGCGTCGGTATCTAACATGGGAGGTGGCTTTACCTCCTGCGGGACAATCTGTTCTGCCTGCATCCAAGTCCACGCCCATACCAGTAGCGGGTAAGCAAGGAACTGATAGAACATCGCACCCGCCCCTACCCAACCGATAGCGGGTCGCCAGCCAGCAACAAACATATTCTGGTTGGCGGCTTCGACCTTGTTAACTTCCATTTGACCGAGGTCTATCGCCTGGTCGATACGCTTGGCTTCTAGCTCAAGCTCCATGCGCTCTTTGTCGGATGTATGCAGATCTCCAATGACTTTACCGACTGAATCAACGATGGAAGAGATACCGAGCAGGTTCATAGCTTGAGCGTCCTGTTGATCCAACCTAACATGAACTTCATCTGGCTTCTATCTCGCGTCACAATGTCACGATACCTAGCAATCTTTGCTAGCGCGTAATAAGCCACAAATAGCTCTGGATTGGCTTGGTTGAGTGCTGATATGGTCTTGGGCCCGATAACGCCGTCTGGGGCCGTTTTGACGCATATCTGGGCAAGTTTGATGGACACGGGAACGCCAGCGTTAACAGCAAAGTTAAAGAGAGACGAGGCTATAACGTCATGCGTTAAGTCATCGCCTTTGATCTTGTCCCAAAAGTTCTTTTTATAGAAGTCTCGGACTAACTGTGTCGGAGGTGTTTCCTGGTAGTCAATATGATTCCAGCCCTCCCACTTGGGGT